AGACCTACTACTACTCACTGCTGTTTGGTTATCTAACTTATTGCCTCATCACCCCACAAGATACGACACAAGACCCCAGAGTGTTAAAAACTGTATATGTATGGGGGCTGTTCCTCCCATGTTTAACTTTTTGTGGTTGTTTGACCTGCGGTTATGTAAGTATTATTAAATTGTTATGTTTTGATGTGTTAGGTTTTGGTGTGCTAACAGGTTAGATATAGTGTAAGGGTTTTTTTTTATTACATTCGCTGGGCTCTTGGCGAATGGGGTAGTGTTTAATGGAAATCGCTTGTTGCGATTTCCTTATATTATATTATATTAGTGGTGGTTTTTTATGTCGGCTAGACCTGGTGATGCCCACCATACTAGGGCTTTGAGTGCCCAGCATAAGGATGATTTCCTTAAGGCTTTAGGGTCTGGTATGACGGTGGCTGATGCTTCTAGGGTGGCTGGGGTTAAGCCTGACACGGTAAAGTATTGGACTAAGACTGACAAAAAATTTCGCGAACTTTTGGATGATGCCCGCATTTCTAGGGACGAGGTTCGTTCTAATAAGAAGTCTTCCGAAAAGTTTAATGTAACGTTTAAAGAGTTCTCTGAGCAGTATTTGGATATGAAGGTTTTCCCCCACCAAGAAAATTTTATTAGTTTGCTTGAAAAGGGTGAACCTGCCTGGTTGCATGATTCTATGGTGTATGAGCCTGCGTCCCAAAATAGGGTGCTAATTAATATTCCCCCTGAGCATGCCAAGTCCACCACTGTGACCATTAACTACTCAACTTACAGGATTGCCCTTAACCCTAACGTTCGTATTATTATTGTGTCTAAAACTTTGTATAAGGCACGAGAGTTTGTGTACGCCATTAAGCAAAGACTGTCACATCCTAGGTGGCAAAAAATGCAGGCCATGTACGGTCCTGATGGTGGGTGGCAGGAAGACGCTGATACTTGGCGTACTGACACAGTGTACCTTGGTGCTGAGGCTAGAGACTCTTCCGAGAAAGACCCAACGATTCAAGCCCTTGGTATGGGTGGACAAATTTATGGTGCACGCGCCGACCTCATTATTCTTGATGATGTTATTACTGGTGCCAACGCGCACGAACACGAAAAACAAATCAAATGGTTACAACAAGAAGTTATTACACGTCTTGGAAAAAACGGTAAACTACTTATAGTAGGAACACGTATAGCCTCAAATGATTTGTACCGCGAACTCCGCAATCCTGAACATTGGTCTGGGGGCAAAACCCCTTTCACCTATTTGGCTATGCCAGCCGTTCTTGAGATGGCGGATAAAAGTGACGACTGGGTGACGCTCTGGTCTAAAAGCGACCGTCCTTGGGACGGTGACGAGGACACCACACCTGATTCTGAAGGATTATATCCAAAGTGGGATGGTCCTGCGCTTTACCAACGTCGCTCAGAAGTCACACCCCAAACTTGGGCAATGGTATACCAGCAACAAGATGTTGAACAAGATTCCATTTTTCCACCAGTATGTGTACAGTCCTGTGTTAACGGTATGCGCAAAACTGGTCCTATCCGTTCAGGGCTACCAGGGCACCCAACTGATGGTAACTTCCGTATTGTAATGGGCATGGACCCTGCAATGTCAGGTGCCACAGCAGCCGTCATTGTGGCTGTAGATGTTGACACAAAACAACGTTTTATCCTTGACGCTATAAACATGACCGAACCAACCCCAGCCAAAATCAGGGACTTGATTGAGGACTGGGCAATCAAATATCAACCTAATGTTATTGTTGTGGAGAAAAATGCGTTTCAGTTATTCCTTACGAAAGACGAAGCGATACGTGATTTTCTTGCTTCTCGTGGAATCGTATTTCGTGAGCACTTCACTGGTAACAACAAATGGGACGTCGATTTTGGGGTTGCATCGATGGCTCCTCTGTTTGGAACGACTAGCGAAAACAAATTCGTTAGAAACTCCAACCTCATAGATTTACCCTCCACTGCAAGCAGTGAAGGTATCAAAGCGTTAATAAACCAACTCATTGTTTGGAAACCAGACATGAGAAAAAGTCAACCATTCGACATGATAATGGCCTTATGGTTCTGTGAAATAGTAACCAGGGAATGGGTTGAAAGAAACAACTCGGGACAAAAATACATGCAATCCAAATGGCACTCAATGAAACAACTAAACACAAGATATGTTATAGACTTAGATGAAGCATTCGCTGAACAACAACAAGAAACATACTACGGTTAAGGATTATTAATGGCAACACCTAGAAGATACATTAAACGTTCCAACATTAACTATAACCCTTCTAGCCAAGCCTTCAATGAACTAAGTAAAGCAGCAGGCAAAATTGTACCTAAGGCTGCAAATATTGCTCGTAACGTTGGACAACTAGCATTACCTGTTCCTGGTCCTAAAAAAATTGTTGCTGGTGCCAAGGCTGCTCGTGCTGTTGCTAAAGTTGTTAAAAAGAAAGTCACTAAAACTTCCAGGGGTTCAAGTCTTCCTATACCTGGTATGGGTGTTAGAAGTAAGGCAGAACGCACTAGGGTAACTAATTCTAAATTTGATGAAAGAATTACAGGTTTAGAAAAAGATTTAAAGAAAGCAAAAGCAGAAGGAAAAAGCCAGTTTCAAATAAATAAATTTAAAGGCGAAATTAGGAAAGTAAAACAGCAACAAAAAAATTACAATCAAGCGTATAACAAAAAAGGAAAATAGTAATGGCTAAAGTACAAAAAGGTGCAGCCGACGCTGCCGCAAAATTAATAGCAAAGTATGGTAAAGCAGCAGTTACTACTGCTATACGTAATTTTAAACCAACAAAAGCAGTTAAGATTGAACCTAACATTAAAAAAATGAAAGGTGCTTTAATTAACAATGTTAATTCTAAAAACCTTAAAGGCAAAATTGGTAAAACTACAGCAAGTTTTCCATCATCTTTAGTTGAAAGAAACGAGGCTAGAGCGATGGTACCAAGTAAAAGGCTTACTGGTCCTTTTAAAAAAAATAGTAAAATAACTAAGACTCCTAGAAAATTTACCCCAACCGTAAAAAAAAAGTAACTAACCCTGATTCACCTTTTTTAAAGTTTGTTGAACCTGGTAAAAAAAATACCAAAACAATTCAAGAAGGTATTGCTAAAATTGAAAGAAGCAAAAACAGAGTTAATCCTGACGGAACATTAAACTTTTTCTATGTTCCTAAAAAAAGAAAATTCAGAGGTAAGTAGTGTCATTAAATATAACACAGATAGCCAACAAAGTTGAGGCGTTAAAACGCCGTAACGCATCACGTGACGCACGTATGGGTGATGTTCTTGAAGTACGCCGAGGCAACCTTGTCAACGTATTCCCAGAAATGTTCCCCGAAGGTGCAACAAAGGCTATGATTGCAAACTTCGTTGACGTTGCAGCACGCGACGTCAGCGAGGTACTAGCACCATTACCCTCATTTAACTGCACCACAACTAACATTACCGACCGCGCCAAAAAATTTGCTGACACAAAAACACTAATAGCAAACAACTATGTACAATTTTCACGCCTACAAACACAAATGTATCAAGGCGCAGACTGGTACGGCACCTACGGTTTCTTACCAATCGTTGTTGAAGCAGACCAAGACGCCAACATGCCACGTATTCGTGTGGAAAACCCTGTAGGTTCATACCCAGAATACGACAGATACGGTCGTGTTGTATCATTCACTAAACGTTACAGAAAAATCATTGCAGAACTGCTAGCAGAATTCCCAGAATACGAATCACAAATCCTCAACGGATACAAAATAGACGAAATTGACCTTTACAGTGAACTAGAAATGATTCGCTACGAAGACAAAGACGTAATCTTACTGTATTTACCTAACAGAGGTAACCTTGTTTTAGCAAAAAGTGATAACCCAATGGGTGAAGTCATGGTTCGTGTAGCAAGAAGACCAGGAATTGATGACGAACCACGCGGACAATTCGATGATGTACTATGGGTACAAATAGCAAGAGCACGATTTGCACAACTTGCAATGGATGCTGCAGAAAAATCAATCAACGCACCACTTGCTGTACCAAATGATGTTCAAGAGTTTGCTTTTGGACCTGATGCAATACTTAGAACTGCTCAGCCGCAGAACATTCGCCGTGTAGGCCTAGAGGTTCCACCTGCTGCGTTCACAGAAGCAGCGTTATTGCAACAAGAAATGCGCATGGGTGCACGTTACCCTGAAGGTCGTTCAGGAAACATTGATGCATCCATTATTACAGGTCAAGGTGTACAAGCCTTACTTGGCGCATTTGATACACAAGTAAAAACAGGGCAACAAATCCTTTCAGACACATTTGAAGATGTTATGCAACTGTGTTTCAAAATGGATGAAAAACTTTTCCCTGGCACAAAGAAGATTTCAGCCACATCTGGTGGCGCAAAGTTTGAAATAGACTACGATTCACGTAAAGACATTAGTGGTGACTACGGTATTCAGGTACGTTACGGTCTAATGTCAGGACTTGACCCAAGTCGTGCACTCATATTCTCACTACAAGCACTTGGTGCTGATTTAGTATCAAGAGATTTTGTGATGCGTGAACTTCCTTGGTCAATGAACGTAACAGGTGAACAACAATCAATTGATGTTCAACGTATGCGTGACAACTTAAACACAGCAATGTCCCAACTTGCTCAAGCAATACCACAAATGACAGCACAAGGGCAAGACCCTTCAGAGTTAGCAATGAAAATGGCTGCAGTTATTAAAGCACGCCAAAAAGGTACTGCAATAGAAACAGCAGTTAGCGAAGTATTCGCACCTGCTACACCAGAACCAGCAGCACCTACCCCACAAGTTGCCTCTGAGGTACCTCCAATGGCACCAGTTGAGCAAACTGTCCCCTCTGCTCCTGGTCAAGCCGCCTCAGAGGCCCCTCAACCACAACAAGCACCAGCAGGATTACAAGAACTACTTTCACAACTAGGACAATAAATGGCTAAAGAAGTCGTATCAGGTATCGGTAATAAGTCTAAAAGAACAGACCAAAACCCTTCAAAACAAGCCATGCGTTACTACGCTGGTGGAAAATATGGTGAAGGTCAAGCAACATTAGACCAACAAAGAGGTGCACCAATGGCTGGTAAAGTTGCTCAAGCCAAACCAACACAAACAAAACAATCAATCTTTTCACAACTAACTCCAATAACAGCACCAACTGAAAGACCAGATGAGGCACCAGAAGTTGGTATGCCTTTCGGTGAAGGACCAGGACCAACAGAAGTTGGTTTAAACATTGCATCAGGCAGACCTGAAAGTCCACGTAAACAAGATTTACAAAGACTAACCCAATACTTACCAATGATTGAAAATGCTGCAAATAAAGAAGGCGCACCAATAACATTAAATAACTTTGTAAAATACTTACGGAGTTTATAATGCAAAACGAAATACCAAATTGGGCAATAACTTTTTCAAACTACCTTGACGCATTTGGTTACGATAACGCAGGTCTTGCATGGGGTTTAGCGCATATAGAAGATTTAACACCTGATGACCATAAAAACATTGTAGATATTTTAACAAAGGAAGATTCTTTTTAATGAGTTTGCTAACTGATTTCACAGACTTTCTTGATAGAAACTTTGACACCCCATCTGAGGCTGCTCAAAGACTTGACAAACGAGTTGAATCAGCAAAAGCATTACTTGGTGAAACCATTGATTATGCTGCACCAGAAGGAACAAGAAGACGTACAGTATTAAACAAAATGGCTCAAACTGCACAAGCAGTTGGTGCAGGTATTTCAACAGCAGCCCTTTTAACAGATAAAGAAAACCCTGCGTACAGAGATGGTTTTCAAATATCTGATATTGCTGAAACATATCGTGGACCTGCAAGACAAATATCACCAGCACAAGCAGTATTTGGTGCATCAGATATTCCACCATTTAACTTACCAAGACAAGTATTAAATGTTGCAGAATCTTTAGGTGCTAATGTTCCAACAGGTGGACGTAGAGACTTTGATATTTACAATGAAGAACAACGCCGCAAAGCATTCGATGAAGAACTAATAGGTAAATGGTCAACAGGTGCCGCAGACTTCATGGTATCCTGGTATTCTGACCCATTTGTTGGTGCTGCTAAAGGAACTAAACTTTTAAAGAATCAATTAATAAGTCCTAAAGTACCATTAGGTGATATTGAAGGTATTGCTAAAGCAACCTCAACACCTGGTGCTTCAGCATTTATTGACTTTGCTTTAAGAACAGATGCAACAGGAATACTTAAACATCCTTTTGCACAAAAGTCTTCAAACCCTGACGCTGTTGCTGGAATCTTTGGTGATATCAGTGTAGAAAACTATGGTGTTAAAGCCAGACCAATTGCTGAAAATACTTTAAAAGCAATGTTTGGTGACCCTCAAGCATTAAAGTTTATTGAAAAAGAAGCAGCATCAATTGGTGATATAATTGATAGATTATCAAGTAAATCATTTAAAGCCTCAACAAGTAAAACAAAATTTGGTATACAAACATTAGCAGACTTACGTTATAATGGTGATGTTAATGCTATGCTTTTAAAAGATAAAGAACTAGGTTTAAAATACGACGATATCATAAAAGATATTAAAACACGTAACGCTTCTTTAAGAAGTGTACTAAACCGTGTACAAGATAATATTATTGAATCACCATTCCTTGGAACCCAAGCAATAACACCATCACGTTTCTCTTTAATAGAAAATGCTCGTGCAAAAATTGCTGAAACAAAAACAAAAACTTTCCTTAACGACAGATTCACAGAAAAAATTGATGGTGTTGAATGGACCAACAAAGTATACAAATCAACAATCTTTGATTACCCTGTAAGAGTAATAGGTTGGTCAGGTTTACAACAACCATCAGGTTGGGTACCATTCAAAGGTATTGCCTCTTCAGGTTCATCAGATGAACTAATAGCATTCATGGATAAAGTACAACCTTGGGCAAACGCTAAAGGCACCCAAGTTAAAAGAAGTTTACTTAATCAATACCTTAGAGCACAAACAGATGCAGACAGAATTGTTATCATTACTAAGATTGAAAACGAAGCAGTTAAATCAATTAATAAAGAACTTGGTCTTGATAGAAAATTAACACCTGATGAACTAAACGAAGTCTTTGCTAAGAACATAAAAAAACCAGATGGTTCAGGGCCTGCAACAACTTTATCAGACATGATTAAATGGGAAATAGACCAAAGACGAAACAATGTTTTAGAACATTATCGTACAAAACTTTTTGCATACAATGATGGTGAATGGGTGTTTACTGACCCAACATTAAGTTCACAATTAGGTGATGCTATGCCAATGTTGGATATTAAACTATATCAACAGTTTGCTAAAACTGAACTAGCAACATTTGCATCAGGATTATATAGAGCAAAAAACTTTCTTAAAGCATCATACTTTGCTTTCGATGCTGTGTGGAGACCAGCAACATTACTACGTCTTGCTTACCCTCAACGTAACGTAATTGAAGGTGAAATTCGTACAGCACTTTACAACAATAGTCTTTTAGAAATTGGTATGGGATTAGCCAAAGGTTCTAAAAACTTTACCAACAATTTTTATCATGGTGTTGTTGGCAACCGTATAGAAAAATTTCTTATAGCAAAAGAGTTAGGTCTTCCTGTTGCTAAAACAACATTAGGTTCTTGGAAGTCTGTTGTTAAATGGCAAAAGAATGATTTAGAAATTGTTAGAACAAAACATTCAGATGTTAAAGTTAAGTTAGATAAAGCAGAAAATAAACTTGCTGCAATAATAGATACTAAAATAACTTTACGTGCAGAACAAAAAGCACTTAATGCTGAAAGAAAAAAAGCAAAAACATATGAAGAAAGAGTTGCTGTAGAAGAAAAAGTAGTTGCTTTTATTAAAAAGGTTAACCGTAAACAAAAGACTCTTGACAAAATTAATGCTTTAGAAAAAGAAGTTAAAGATTTAAGAAAAGAATTACAACCATTAACAGAACAATTAGTTAAACAACAAGATTTTTATGGTGAAGTATTAAACGCTGTTAATACAGCCCAACAAAAACTTGGTGGTAAAGCCAACAAATACACTCAAGGTAAAGAAGATATCATTGTTGGTGATTTAATATTTAAAGGTTACCAGGCTGGTTCTCTAGGTTCAATAGGACCAAAACTAGCATCTGCTGCGCAAAAACAAAAGAAAGAAATACGTAACCCTTTAATGCAAAGCGAACTTTATACTTCTTATGGTTGGAAAACATTAGAACCAAGTAACCCTAATTACTTTGCTTCACTTTATGTTCAGGCTAGACAGTTTCGTGAAGCAGAAGTAACAAGAAGAATGTTACTAATTGATGTTACTCGTGGCAAAAGATATGTAGTAAGTGAATTAAACAAAATCAAAAAATGGTTTTTATCTGATGACCGTCAAGCACAAATAGAGTTTCGTAACACTAAAGTTCAAAGACCAAAACCAGTTGACACCACTAAAAAGTTAACTAAAAAAGAACAAAAAGAACAAGCCATCAAAGATGAGAAAAGAAGAAAATCTAAATACGATATAGATAACTATATTGCTTTAAGATGGAACGAAGTTCAAAGTTACTTTCCTGACCAAAGTGTTAGATTTGATATAGCCACTAAACCTTACGAAAAGATTCCTAACGCTTACGAACTTGAATCACGCTTAGGACCATTAGGATTAGAAGGTAAACTAAGTCCTATTCCTGGTGAAGCAATAGGTAAAACAAAGTTTCGTATTGATAACTTTCAAGACATTGGAAAACTTTACGGCACACTTGTAGATACCTTGTTTAAATATCTTGGCACTATGCCTGAAGATGCTTTTACTCGTATACCTTTCTATGGTAACGTTTACGAAAAAGCCATCGAAACTGGTGGTAAAGTTTTGTTAGATAAAACAAAACGTACAGGTAAACCTGCAACTGAATTAGAAATTCAAGGTGTTGAAAGAGCAGCGCACCGTGAAGCATTAAAAGAAACTAAACGTGTACTATACACAATTGATAGATATTCTAACTTTGCTTCTGTTGTTGCTTTTGCTTCACCTTTTATTCAAGCAAACGTTAACAGTTTACGTGTGTACAGTAAACTATTATTAAATGAACCTGCACCACTTATTAGACCACTTACAATATGGAATGATGAATGGAATAAAGAGGCTGTTGATAAAGACCCACAAACAGGTGAACCTGTTATCACAATGCAAGTACCTAATTCTTGGAGAAAAACTAAACTATTTAACGCATTAGCAGGTGTATCGTTTCCTGTTACTCGTTTAAATATTCCTTTTTCTGGTGAACCTTGGTGGAACGCTGGAGCAGGTCCAATCATTCAAGTAAATGTATCTAATTTAATTAATGCTGTACCATATCTTGATGCAAAATATAAAGAAACAACTGGGTCCAATTTACCAATTAGAAGATTCATTGACACATATGTTCTTCCTTACGGTCCATCTAAAGAACCTTTGTCTTACGATATGTTACTTCCAGCGTGGACTAAACGTGGTGTTTCAGCAACAAGAAAACTTGATGACGGAGTGTTCTTAACAACTGCTAACAAAATTTTAGCAATTGAAAATCAAAAGTTTAGAGAGGCTCAAAGAACTGATGAAGCAACTCCTGATGAAATTGTAAGTAGAACTGTTTGGCATTTTATGTTACGTCTTGGGTTTAACCAAGCATTGGCTGTTATCCCAAACCTTAATCTTGATTACAAACAATACTTTGACATATATAAAAGTTACACAGAAAAGTATGGTATAGAACAAGCAGATGCTTTGTTTTATGAAAACTATCCAGACTATTATGAAATGATTACAACCAGCCCAACAAAAAATACTACTGGTGCTGAAGCCACAGCAACATCTGCTCAACAACTAATTAGACATCGTGACCTTGTTGCTAAAATTCAAACAGAAGACCCTTATGTAACAACCCTTATATCAAACGCTTGGGGTGTTGATAAAGAAAACAATGTGTTTGATAGAGCAGCATATAATTTCCAATTAAAAAACAAACCAGGCACTGGTGGAGATTTTTACAGAGAAACTATTTCTTTAGAAGAGTCAACCAAAAATGCTAAAATAGATTTAGGTTGGATGGCATACAATAAGTTTATGCAAGCATTTGATATTAAAGTGCAACAGAACGGTTTTGATTCTTATAGTTCTCGTGGTGCTGGTTTCCTTAAAGATGAACGTAATGCTTGGATTGAACAACAAAAACTTATTAATCCTACTTGGTATAATGAGTACGATAAAGGCCTTCAAGCCAACAAGTATAAGGGTACTTTAAGAGCAATTGATATTGTGTTAAGTGATAAAAACTTTACCGAATCAGATTGGTATAAGTCTGACCCAACATTTAAAGCACTTGAAGAGTATATGCTTTTCAGGGAAGAAGTTGTTGACTATCTTAAAAATATGCCTTCACAAAACATTGATGCTCAAAGTAATCAATTTGTTAAAGATGAGGTTGACAAAAAGGTTCGTGAGTTAAAGAACAGTTCACCAAAGTTTGCTCTTTGGTATGACAGGTTTCTTGAGAGAGATAAGTTTGGGGATTTAAATGCCGAGTAAAAATACAGCACAACAAATATCTCCTCAAGAAATTGTTAGACTTTTAATACAAGTTGGTTTTCCTGAAGAAATTCTTTCTGAAATGCTTGCTATTGCTCGTGCAGAAAATGAACCTCTTAATCCTAATAAGATTACAGATAGACCAAGTACTGGTGATTTGTCTTACGGCATATTTCAAATTAATATGAAAGGTAATTTAGGTCCTGCTCGTCGTAAAATGATTGGGATTAAATCTAACAAAGAATTATTTGACCCTTTAACTAATGCTAAAGCAGCATATGTTATATGGAATGAAGCACAAAAATTTGATATAAATAATGGTGATGGGTTAAATGCTTGGTCTTCTTACAAACCTGATAAAAATGGTATTAGAAGATATGAACAATTTTTACCAGAAGCAAAAAAGTTAGTAACTCAAGCAAAATTTACTATGGGTCGTAATACAAACAGAATGGATACTAATATTTTAAGCGGTGGTGGAGGTATGAGTAAACCTGTAACTCAAAAAGTTGGAACTGGTTTAGATGATATTGCAAAGATTCCTGTTGCAGGTCAAGAGTATACTTTGGGTGCAGCGCAAGATTTGTTTGTTAAAGGTAATCAAAAAACTAAAAACGAAATCTTGTCAATACTAAAATTGTATAATCCTAACAGTAACTATAAAACACCAGACTCTGCTAACGTTGCTTGGAATAAACTTGTTACAAATTATTCTGTTTCTAACAGTGTAATGAAGAAACCTTTTACTAATTGGCTTGCTGAAGAATCTGCATATAATCAAGAACTGTTAGGAATTGGTGATGGTACAAGTGTTTTCCTTCAACCATCTATTACACCTAAAGAACAAGCCTATCAAGATTTTAATACTTTTATTCGCGAATCTGTTGGTGTTAATGCTAACCCTAAAGATGCTGAACAATACTATAAAGAGTTAAATAAACTTGAAAAAAGTAAAGTTGCTAAACAAGTAACTACTAGAAGTGGTTCAACAACTACTCAAACATCAACTGGTGGGGTTACTAAAGAAGACCGTGAGTTGTTGGCTGCCAGGTTTGTTGATAGATATATTGACACTAAGGGTGTTCAAAATGTTGGTGGTGCTGTTGGTGCTAATCTTGCTTCTATTCGTAAACTTGCTTCAGATTACAATGTGGCTTTATCTGATGCCGAAATACGTAGATATGCTGTTAGTGCTTTGACAGATAGAAATGTTTTAGAAACTGCTAAAGTTAAAATACAAAATACCTCTAAGTTTAGATATCAAAATCTTGCTTCTTTTATTGACCAAGGTTTAACTGTTAGAGATATTGCTTCACAGTATATTAATAAGATGGCTAACGTTTTAGAAGTTAATCCTGATACAATTAAACTTGATGATAAATATATTGATAATGCTTTAACAAACAATCTTAACTTTACTGATTTTAATAAAGTGTTACGTAGTAGCCCTCAGTGGGAGTACACAACTAATGCTCGTGAAGAGGCAGCAGGTTATGCAAATAAGATTCTTCAAGATTTTGGGTTAAGGTAAATGAGATATTTAGAATATTTAATAGATAGACCAGTTGGCACACCAGTATCTTATAATCCACAAAATATTCCTGGAACTAATTGGAACGCTGTTCAACAAGAAATTAATAGAACACTTCCTTTAGTAAATACTGGTGTTGCTCCAGCAACCCCTGCTTATGACCCTAATGCTTACGAAAAATCTATAAGAGAAGCAAATCGTCGTAGTGCTTTTGCTATTCTTGAAAAAGAATTTAAAGACAATGGTTTAGATTCTTTAATTCCTGAGATTAAAAAGTTTATGACAGAAGGATATTCTGCTGAAGAAGCATCACTTATGTTACCTAATACTCAAGCATACAAAGAACGTTTTGCTGGTAATGAAGGACGTAAAGCATTAAATTTACCTGTGTATAATCCTGCACAATATCTTGCTGCTGAGCAAACTTATCGTGATTTGTTTAGTCAATATAATCTTAATGAACTTGCTAGTAAACAAACTTTTGATGCTTTAATTGGTGGTGCTGTTTCTATTGATGAAGCAAAAAACCGTGTTGATAATGTTTTTGCTAGAATTGATAGAGCACCAGATGAATTAAAAACCCAGTTAAGTAATTACTTGGGTGCTTACGGTGTTGGTGACCCAACTAAACAACGTTCACAGATTGCTCTTGCTTTAATGCAGGGACCTGAAGGTATTAACCAGTTAGAAACAAGTCTTCGTAAAGCCTATATTCGTACTGGTGCAGCAAAAAGTAATGTTAATGTTGCTGAAGAAAACATTAGTCAACTTGAGAAACAGTTAACTACTGCTGGTTTATCTACTGAACAGATTGGTAATGTTGCTAAAGAATCTTATGCTAGTTTGGCTGAGACTCTTCCAACTATTGAAAAACTTGCAGAGATTTCTCAACAAGACACAACAGGTTTACAAGAAGAACTTACACAGGAAGCGTTTGGTAAAACAACTGGAATGCTTATGCC